CTATGAGGAACAGTACTTAGAGTATGTCGTTCCTCAGAGTACTCACAAGTATACCCCTGATTTCGTGTTGCCTAATGGCATCATTATAGAAACTAAGGGTGTCTGGGATGCTGAAGATAGGAAGAAGCATTTATTAATTCGTGAGCAACATCCTGAGTTAGATATCCGGTTTGTCTTTAGTAGAAGTAAGACGTACATTTATAAGGGATCGTCTACTACTTACGCTAGCTTCTGCAACAAGAACGGCATTAAGTTTGCCGATAAGCTGATCCCCGAAGAATGGCTTAAAGAGAAACCTAAAGATATCCCTGAGGGAATCTTGAAGAACAAGAATAATAACAATAACAACAAGAGAATTAATAAATGACTACTACCTTTAAGGAACCACTGATTGACTACCATAGAAACTTTGTTAAGTTCAAGTCTCGCAGTTCTACGGATTATCTGGTGGTTCACTGCAGCGCTACTCAAAATAAGCCTGAGTACACTTGGAAAACTATTGATCAAATGCATCGTCAAAGGGGATGGCTTGGTATAGGCTATCACTTTGTCATTCTTACGGATGGAACTATTCAAAATGGCAGACCCCTTGAAGCTATTGGCAGTCACGTTCTGGGTTATAATGATGACAGTGTTGGCATTTGCCTTATTGGGGGGACTGATCGTAACGGTAAGTCTGTAGACAACTTTACAGAGAAGCAAAAGGAATCTCTTAAGAAACTTTTAGACTGGCTTAAGAGTAAGTATCCTAAAGCTAAGGTCTTAGGGCATAGAGATTTCCCCGGGGTAGCTAAAGACTGCCCTTGCTTTGATGTTCAGTCGTGGTACGGCCGTGGTGCTGTCTACGTTATCTATGAAGATGCAAGTTCTCTTGATAGATGCAAGTTGTCTCAAGCTGATCTTAAGGAAGCCAATGGGACACTTGAGTTCACTAAAGGTGACTTAGTTCGTATCGCATAAAATCTCCACTACTAGAGAGAAGAATAAACTATGTGGGAGAAGGTAGCCATACTAGCAGTAGTCTTAGCTTTCATTACAGGTGTCATTGGTGGCAGGAAATATGAAAGCAATAAGCACACTGAAGAGCTTGTAGCTATTCAAGCTCAGAATGAAGGCAAACTAAAGGAGCTAACAGCTAGGAAAGATGAAACAATTAGCCTTATCATTAAAAGTAAAGCTTCTGATGCTGCTGACTTGGCTGCCCTTACTAAACATGTTAATCGGGTGCAGTACAACCTCAGTAGCATCGATAGAAAGCTTCTCAGGGATGCCTCAGGAGCTAATGCAAAGTCAGTCGAAGCGTGTAGACAGTTACTCTCAGAGAGTGCAGGACTTCATAGAGAAGGTGTTGAATTACTCAGAGACCTCAACACGAGACTAGAGGCTTTTATCAAACTGAATTCTACCTCTCCGTAATATAATTGGACAATATACCATTCTTCTAAAGTGGCTTATGTAGGTTCGAATCCTACCGGAGAGACCAAATATTTTAGGTGATTGACGGAATTGGCAGACGTTCTATGCTTAAACCATAGTGCCTTAAGGCGTGGGGGTTCGAATCCCCTATCACCTACCAAAGCTATACCATAGTAAACACTAAAGGAAACCATAATTATGGAACCTATTGAACGTAAATCAGATTGGCATTATCCTGATGGAGATTCATATCGTGATGAGCTTCACAACAATCAGAAAGAGAAGTGGGAGTATGAATATGAAGCCTTCCTAGATTCTGAAGATGATGCTGATGATGAGATTGATGAGGAGGATGATGAAGATGAGTGATGATCCTATCTCTAAGGTCTATTGCGTAGGTAACTCTAAAGCTATCATTCGTGCACGCTGGGATAACCTCTATACGTTTGAATTGGAGTATCCTCGTTTCATCCATAGTGAATTCATGACACACAGGTGCCTCACTGCAGATACGGTGCTGACTTTCGATCTCCCTAGTGGAAGCAGGGGTAGCAAACACAGATCCTATCAAATTACACTGGGAGATTTTTGGGATAAGTGGGAAAACGGTAGTTCCCCTCATGCTACTCGATGGGGCGGAGTACGGCGATATGACATGAAAGGTCGTTTGAACAAGATGCGTCTTCGTTCTGTGGATGAGTCTACGATGGAAGTTACTCACACAACCATTACTGATTGTTGGAAGGTTGGGGTTAAGCCTGTGTATAAGATTACAGCAGGAGATTTCTCCGTAACTTGCACTGCAGACCATCTAATTCTTACTGATAGTGGTTGGAAGGAGTTGCAGGACATTGCTGTAGGTAGAGATAAGGTGTACTGCAATACTCGTAAGAAGTATACAGAACTTCGTTTTGATCCTTACAAGAAGATTAATGGAGAATGGGTTTCTTGTTGGAATAAAAAGGTTAAGCCTGAAGTGTCTGAAAGGCAGGGGTTTCGATGTGCTGATTGTGGTGCTGAGAACAAGCCTTTAGAAATTCATCACGTGATTCCGAGGTATGAAAACCCTGATCTTGCTTTTGACATTAATAATGTGGTTGCACTTTGTCAGGATTGTCATAAGCTCAGGCATAGTAAGCAGGGTTGGCAAGGTGTTAGCCAACGTAATGTTATGGCAGTAGAGGTAGATTCCATTGAGTATGTTGGTGAAGAAGAGGTATTTGATATTTCGGTTTCATCTGAATACCATAACTTCCTAGCAAACGGGATTACAGTGCATAACTGTTTCAGTCGTAATGCCTCTAGCTCGCGTGCGGTACCTGTAGAGCGAACTATTCAGAATATCTTGAATGATCCTTGGGTGCCTTCGGATGTCTATAAGAATTGCAAGGGCATGCAAGGCAAAGATATTGTCAATGAAGATGACTATGATATCTTTTGTGAAGAGTGGCAAGATGCTGCATTTAAGGCAATCGAGGTTGCTCATAAGATGATTGACAATGGGTTTCATAAGCAGCACATCAATCGCATCCTTGAGCCGTTCACTAAGATTAAAGTTATTGTCACTGCTACTGAGTGGAGCAACTTCTTTGATCTCCGGTTGTCTCCTGATGCTGATCCAGAGATCCAGCACCTCGCTAAGGCTATTAAGATGGCTATGGATGCCGTTAGCAACACCTACGTTTATATCAATGCTCACGGGGGGCGTACGCTTCCGTATGTGAACTTTGATGAGATGGAAGCTATCGATGATCTGCGGATTCTCACACTTATCTCTGCTGCACGTTGTGCCCGAGTGTCTTACCTTAATCACGATGGGTCTAAGCCGGATATCCTAAAGGACCTTACTCTTGCTAAGCGGCTTATTGATAGTGGGCATATGACACCTTTTGAACATCAGTGCCGATACAGCTTTGATACAGGCTTTCAATATAATCTTCGTGATTTCCAAAGTGCACGTTATATACTAGATCATGGAATCGACCTTTCTGCACCATGAGCCTTGTCCTAATTGCGGCTCTAGTGATGCTCTTGCTGTTTTTAGTGACGGTCATAAGTATTGCTATAGCTGTACCACTTATTTTAGACCTGATGGATCTTTGGACAAACCCAAGGGGGTAAAGATGTCAGCATCCAATATGATTCCTTTAGAGGAACTACAGATCTCTGCTTTGCCTGCTAGGGGTATCACTAAAGATACTTGTACTAAGCTAAAGTATTTCGTGGGGGAGTATAAGGGTAACCCTTGTCAAGTGGCTTGCTACTATGATGACAAGGGTTCTCTTGTAGGACAAAAGCTTAGATTCCCTGATAAGTCTTTTGTTGTACTAGGGAAGATCTCTGGGTGCCTCTATGGTTCTCAGTTGTGGTCTAGTGGTAAGAAACTAGTAATCACTGAGGGTGAGATAGATGCCCTTAGTGTGTCTCAAATGCAAGGCAATAAGTGGCCTGTAGTGTCTATTCCTAATGGTGCTCAGGCTGCTAGGAAAGCCATTGAAGCTAACCTAGAGTATCTAAATAACTTTGAAGAGATCATCCTAATGTTTGATATGGATGATCCGGGACGTAAAGCATGTGAAGATTGTGCAAAGATTCTCCCAGTGGGTAAAGCGTACATTGCTAATCTACCTCTTAAGGATCCTAATGAGTGTCTTAAGGCTGGGAGATCAGGTGACCTTGTATCGGCCATATGGAACGCTAAGCCTTACAGACCTGATGGAATTGTTTCAGGTCAAGATCTCTATGAGAAGTGTGTGGAAGGTCTTGATAGTTTTAAAGACAGTGTGGCCTACCCTTTTCGAGCTCTCCAAAGCAAGACAAACGGTGCTAGACACGGTGAGCTTTATGTCATTACCTCAGGATCAGGCATGGGAAAATCCACTCTACTCAGAGAGCTTGAATATTTCTTTGGTGTCTCTAAAGGCGAGACTTGTGGCGTGGTTGCTCTTGAGGAATCTACGGCAAAGACGGGACTTGAACTTATGTCCATATTTCTTAATAGACGTCTCATTATCAGCGTGGATCCCGATAGTGTTTCTAAAGAAGAACTCAAGAGTGCTTTTGATGCCACGATTGGCAACGGAAAGTTCTTCCTCTATGATCACTTTGGATCACTTGATTCTGGGAATCTGCTTAGTAAGCTTAGATACATGATCGTAGCTTTAGGATGCAAGAGAATCTTCCTAGACCATATCTCTATTGTTGTCTCTGGTATGGACAATAGTGACGATGGCGGGGAGCGTAAAGCTATTGACAAACTAATGACAAACCTTAGATCCCTTGTTGAAGAAACAGGGTGTACTATGTATGTCGTTAGTCACCTTAAGCGCCCCGATAAGAAAGGTCACGAAGAAGGAGCTCAGGTGTCTTTAAGTCAACTTAGAGGTTCCGGTGCTATTGCTCAGCTTGCAGATATGGTGATTGGCCTGGAGAGGAATCAACAGGGAGATAATCCTAATGTCATGGCCATTAGAGTACTTAAGAATCGTTTCAGTGGTTTGACTGGTATAGGTGGTTACCTTTACTATAATCAGGACACTGGTAGGCTCTCTGACTATGAAGCAGATCCTGAGTGTCCATTTGAGGATGAAGAAAATGAGTTTTAAAGAGCTTATTTCACCACTTACTTTCTGGTATTATGACAAGGACATGTCTCTTACGGATCGTGCCATCTCATGCTTTTGGTTTATCCTGTTGCTTCCTATAGCACCTGTGATTCTAGCCTCTGAGTATGCGGATTCTGTTGCGTACAGAGACCTAAGCTCTCTGGTATTCAAGATCTACGTGATTGCTATGTGGCTTATCACAATTACAGGTATCTCACTTCTGGTGATCCTGTAGGATCTTTTTAGCAAGGCTATAGAAGGATATAGAAAATGCTTCAACTATACGACAAACACATCATTACTGATATCGAAACCAATGGATTATTGGATACCGTAACTAAATTCTGGTGCGCATGGATCTACGATAGTGCCTCTCAGGAGTACAAAGGATATAAGGAGCTCGATGAATACATTGATGCTCTTAATGTATATGGTACTAGCGGTTATAACTTGGTATTTCACAATGGTATCAAGTACGATGTCCCTTGTCTTAAGCGACTATCAGGTAAAGACTTTGTATTTGATCCTAGGGATTGTGTTATCGATACGCTTGTCTATGCTCGTCTAGTTTGGAGTAACATTAAAGATCTCGATATGGGCTTAATTCGTTCTGGGAGGCTTCCTAAGGATCTCTTTGGTTCCCATTCATTGAAAGCCTATGGCTATCGTATGCGTGAACTAAAGGGCACCTATGGGGAACAGGAGGAGGCTTGGGACAGCTTCTCAGAAGAGATGTATCAGTACAACTATCAGGACGTAGTTGTTACTAAGATGCTCTTTGATAAACTCTTAGGCAAAGGTTACCCTTGGGAGGCCGTACAGCTTGAGCATGATATCGCATGGGTGATGGCTAAGCAGGAGCGTAATGGTTTTGTCTTTAATAGAGATAAAGCTGTAGTTCTCTATAGTGAACTTGCGGGACGCAGAGATGAGTTGACTAAAGAGCTGCAAGAGAGTGTCCCTCCTCTATTGACTGGCTATAAGACCTACAAGAGAGACAACGCTAAGAAAGGTATTAAAGCAGGAGTACAGTATCCTGTTTATGAAACCTTTAATCCCAATAGTCGACAACAGATTGCTAAGGTTCTCATTGAACAAGGATGGGAGCCTCAGGAGGTGACTGATACGGGGCTGCCTAAGGTTGATGAAGAAACTCTAAAGACTGCTAAAGATATTCCTATGACTAGCAAGATCTTAGAACTTCTCATGTTAAACAAACGTATTGGTCAGCTTGCTGAAGGCAGTAATGCGTGGCTAAAGCTAATGAAGGAGGATCCTAATGATCACCTATGGCGTATTCATGGCTCCGTTAACCCTAATGGGGCTGTCACTGGCCGTGCAACTCATAGCTATCCTAATGTTGCTCAAGTTCCCGCGAACAGATCTCCGTATGGGGAAGTATGCAGAGAATTATTTACTGTTCCACAAGGATGGTATGAAGCTGGTATTGATGCTTCTGGGCTTGAGTTGCGTTGCCTTGGGCATTTCCTATCTCCTTATGATAATGGGGCATATGTAAAGGAGATCCTATCAGGTGATATTCATACGCATAATCAAAGGATGGCAGGGCTTGCAACAAGAAACAATGCAAAGACGTTTAACAAAATGGATGTCTATAAACCTATTTAACTCAGGGGACACCTCTTTATTGAGGCAATCCTGACCTAAGTCAATAATCTATGGAATATTCGTTAGCTAATAGCAATAAATCAAAAAGTTCTCAAACTGCAGAACCATCTAAGTACCCTCAAGGTTATTTTAAAGAAAAACCTTGTAGGCGTTGTGGGAAAGTCTTTACTCCAAAAGCTCCTAGTGAGTTCTATTAGTAACCTTGAGAACGCTATAGATTATTTGAAAAGGGCAACGACTATCCCGAAAGGGAGTACACCTAAGCAGGTGGAAAAGGTAGGCACTCTAACGAGTGAAGATATAGTCTGATCTCATAGGCGACTATGAGCCGCATAAAAGCGGGAGTAGCTTAGCGAACTACTCTGAACATAAATGTATTTATGGATTCCTCTACGGGGCAGGGAATGAAAAGATTGGTGAGATTGTTGGAGGCAGTGTAGCAGAAGGAAAGGCACTTAAAGAAAAGTTCCTTAAGTCTCTGCCGGCACTTAAAGAGCTTATTAGTGATATCTCTAATTGTCTTGTCTCCTCTTCAGAGTGGGTAGGGGGTACTCATAAAGTGAAGTGGCGTAAGCGGTATCATCCTGATAGTCCTCAGCTTGAGATTACTCATTGTGTCTTAGGTTTGGACAGACGTGTCATCTATGTGCGCTCTGAGCACTCAGCTTTGAATACCCTATTGCAATCTGCAGGTGCTCTCGTTTGTAAGAAATGGGTGTGTCTTGTAGAAGAGAATATGCGTAAGGCTGGCTATAAGCACGGCTGGGATGGTGACTTTGCTATGGTGGCATGGATTCATGATGAGTGTCAGATAGCTTGTCGCACTAAGGAAATCGCTGAAGATTGCTGTAGGATTGCTCAGGAATCCATGAGACAAACTCAGGCATTCTTTAATTTTAAATGCCAACTTGATACTGAAGGAAAGATTGGCTGTAACTGGGCAGCTTGTCATTAATTACTACTATGGAAAACACTGGTATGACTAAAGAAACTAAGGCAGCACTGCTGCGTGACTATAAGGCTCCTAAGGATGACGTTAAGCACATCCATATTATGTGGAAGTGGAAGGTGCATCATGATCACTATGGTACAGTGCCTGCCTATGGTGCTCTTGTGACACTCAATGGTGCGCCTATTCTTGACTACAATCCTGAGCCCCGTACGGTAAACGATTGGACACCTGAAGAGATTATTCATGACCTTCTGATGAAGCTTGGTTATAGTGTTATCTCTGATACAGCTACTTATGAGGAGGACTGCTATGAAGATGCCTAAGTATTTCTATACAGAAGAGAAGAGTACTGGGGAGCTTATTGTTCACAAGCGTAACGCTGAGATGAGTAATTACTGCAGTGCTCTTGCTTACATTGGTGAAGTCCATCCTAAACTTCAGTCAGACTATTGTCGATGCAATGCACGAATGATTGCTGAGATGGCCTCCCGAGGTCACATTACGTCAATCAATAAGTACATTCGACAGGCAGGCGATCGCTGGCTGCTTACTCGTTCTGGAGCTGATCTTGCATCATCCTATGAGCGCTACTAAAGAATACATTGGGCTGATAGACGGAGATCTATTGGCCTATAAAGCCTCTTCAGCTGTCCAAAAGGATATCTATTGGGGAGATGGTCTATATACTTGTCATGCTTATTTGGATGACGCAATAGATCAATTTGAAGAGATTATTGGTGGTATTAAAGTTATACTAAAGACAAACCATAATGTCGAAATGAATGACTATTCGTTTGTCTTTAGTGACCCTAATGATAACTTTAGGAAGCACTTAATGCCTGATTATAAAAACAATAGGCTTGCTAAAAGAAAGCCTACTTGCTACTATGGATTAGTGGATTGGATCAGAAATAACTATGAATCTAAATCTAGTGAATCTCTAGAAGCTGATGATGTAATAGGTATTAATAGTACCCCTGATACAACCTTAATTGTGTCACTGGATAAGGATTTCAAAACTCTTCCTACTCATTTCTATAGAGTAAATGAAGATCAAATCTATTGGCTTGACGAAGATAAAGCTAACTATTGGCATATGTTTCAGACACTAGTAGGAGACACTGTTGATGGCTATAAAGGTTGCCCCGGTATTGGAGCAGTAAGAGCAGAGAGGATCCTTAAGGATGTCCCTCAGGATAAACTATGGGAGACTGTAGTTAATACCTACAAGAAAGCTGGCCTTACTGAAGATGATGCTTTGCTGCAAGCTAGAATGGCCTATATTCTTCGACAAGGGGACACTAAAGATACCCTTTGGACACCTGATAAAATCGTCCCTATTAAGACGACAGATAGTTGATAATAAATTCACCACACTAGGAGATAGATAATCGTGAAAGACGAATCTATGAAAATTGATATCAAAGATACCACTAAAAGTGATCCTGATGAAACCCTCTTCGACAACTTTCCGGCTGTCCCGAAAGACTTGTTGGAGGGACTTCAGAAGATCTTTGATGTACGCAAGATGATCCGCTATAAGCCTACCATTGATTACTGTGGTGGTGTACAGGATGTACTTGACTTCCTTGAAAATAAGTTCAATGAACAAAACCATATAGGTGATTAAAATCGGTGCACTGTTTTCAAAGCCTAAGACACCTGAAGTGAAAGTTCAGGCACCTGCCTTAGACAACCCTGTAGTTGAACCTCAGGAACCGGAGCTTGGTGCTCAGGAGACTGAAGAACAGAAGGCTCGTAAGGGTAAGAAAGGTCTTAAGGTATCCTTAGACAAAGCTAAGGGTGTAGGCACTAACGTAATGTAAAAAATTAAAAATGATGACGAATACTATGGGGGACTATAGGGGGTCTATAGGTAAACTTTATGTTAAACCTATTGTAGACTTAAAGACAGCTATGGAGGTTCTAGATAAATGTATGGAATCTATTATAGATAATCCTAATAATTTATCCTTCATAAGAAACTTAGATAAAGACTATATTAGGTCTTTTGTTAAAGATGTAGTATTGAATAATAACCAATATGATTATCGTATTATTGGTTTCTATAGTCAATCTGCAGATGAACTAGTGGGATGCTGTTTGTTATCCTATGGTTACCCTTGGTATTCTGATAAGCAAAGAATCCTTAATGAAGAATGGACTGTATCTTTTAAAAGAGGAGCAGGCATTGCTAGAGCGTTGTCTGATTATTTAATTGATTGTCTAAAGAATGATGAGTGTGACTATATTCAAACTGGGAGTGTCAATGATTGGTGTGCTCCTATGTTAAAGAATAGTTATGTCTCTAAAGGATTTCATATTTATAATTGCTATTATTTAAGTAAAGAGGACATTAATGGGCATATTCAAGAAAATCAGTAAAGCCTTTAAGAAAGTAGTTAAGGTCACCACTGGTGGCCTTGTTGGTGGCTACAGTAACTCTGGTCAATCGACTACTGAAGCGACTGTTCCTGCTCCTGAGTTAGGGTTTGTGAATGCAGATACGACTAACACTACTGAATCAGAATCAGAGAAGCAACAGTTAACTAAAGGAAAGAAGAGAGGCAAGAAGTCTCTTAAGGTTGACATGACTGGTGCTGGGGGTACGGGGCGTAATATTGTGTAATAATGGCAGAAACTAAACTAGATAATCAAACTGCTGAAGGTGCACAAAAGGTATACGAAAGATTGTCTACGGACAGAGATCAGTATACCCAGAGAGCAGAGAAGAATGCTACCTATACTATCCCTCAGTTGTTCCCTAAGGAATCTGATGATGGTGGCACTGCCTATACGACACCTTATAATTCTATTGGGGCTAGAGGTCTCAATAACTTAGCATCTAAGTTGTTGTTATCTTTGCTTCCCCCGGGTCAGCCTTTCTTTAGACTTGGGTTAGATACTGCATCTAATGAGGCACTACAGGCATCTGGCAATGATCAGGTTAAGGATACCATAGAGTACGGCTTGTCTATGATGGAGGCTGCTATGGTGAAGTATATGGAGCATAATGGTCTTAGACCTACGCTCTTTGAGTGCATCAAACAGCTCATTATTGCTGGCAATGCGTTGCTCTTTTTGCCTCCTCTAGAGGGTGGCATGAAGTGCTACACTCTCAGAAACTTTGTAGTTGAAAGAGATGCTATCGGCAATGTACTTCAGATTGTCGCTAGAGATACTTTAGCTCAGGGGACTATCCCTCCGAGTATCTTAAGTCTCTTAGGCAATGCAGGTAATGAGGTTAATCGTTCTGAGAAGGTTAACATCTACACTCATACCTATCTTGTCCGTGGGGATACCTTAGAGGGATCCACTTGGGAATCCTATCAGGAAGTAAATAATACCATTATCCCCGGATCAGAACAGACGTATCCCTATGGCAAATGTCCTTGGATCCCTGTGAGATTCACTAAGAAAGATGGGGAATCCTATGGTCGATCCTTTGTTGAAGATTACCTTGGTGACTTGATCTCTTTAGAGAACCTTCAGCATGCCATTAACGATATGGCTATGATTTGTGCTAAGGTATTGTACCTAGTGTCTCCTTCCTGTCAGACTAACATTAAGGCTCTTACTAAAGCTGAGAATGGGGCTTTCGTAAGAGGTCGACAGGACGATATTGTTGCAATGCAGACAAACAAACAGACTGACCTTCAGGGCTGCTATGCGGTATCTCAGGGTATCGAACAGAGATTGTCTTATTGCTTCATGCTTAATTCTAGTGTGCAACGGCAGGCTGAGAGGGTTAAATAAAAGTGGCTCTCTATAAATTCTACTAATTCGGTGAACATCCCTCTGGGACAATACCGAGCTAACGAGGTTTTTAACTATGAGAAAAACCAACCTTAATGAATTATTGCCTTTTCCATGTGTCCATAATTATACCTTATTTGAAGATGGAACAATCTTTAATGAGGATAATGGCAAATGGATTAAAGGTACATCTATAACCAAGACAAACAGATATGTGAAGGTACATTTAGGTGCAGATCATTGCTCTAAGTTTATCCCTTTGCATCGTCTTGTTGCTCAAGCCTTTATTCCGAATCCTAATAATTACCCTCAAGTTAATCACAAGGATGGGAACCGTTATAACAACTCTGTGGGCAACCTAGAGTGGTGTGCTGCTAAACAGAATATTCGACACTGTTGGGGCAACGGTTTACACATGGAACAACATGGGGAACTTATTGGGACGCATAAGCTAACTACGGAAGAAGTACTCTTTATTTACAAATTTCGAGATAGTGGATTGACGCCTACACAGTTTAAGAATCGCCACAAAATAGACGTTTCTCGTGGGACTATCCAAAATATTTGGAAGGGTAAATCTTGGGCTAGGGTTACAGGTGCTAAGAAGGTTAAGTGAGTGTAACGACTATCCGAAAGGAGTAGAGCCAAGTGGCTCGAAATGTAGAAACCTTTAGGTAAGATATAGTCTATTCTTATAGGTAACTATAAGTGGGGAAGTAACGCCTCCCCGATAATATTAAAGAACAGCAGAAGAAATCAGATACATGGCTCAGGAACTTGAGGATACCTTAGGGGGTGTCTACAGTCTCCTGTCTCAGGAACTTCAGTTGCCTTTAGTGTCCTGTATCTTCAATCAGATGCAGTCTAATGGCAGCCTTCCGACTATCTCTGAGCAGTTCGCTACGATTGAACCTACGGTCATCACTGGTGTTGATGCCTTGGGTCGTGGTCATGACTTTGCTAACTTGTCTCAGGCACTTCAGGTACTTGCTCAGTTCCCTGATATCATGCAGATGATCAATCAGCAGAACTTAGCTATGCGTATCTTCACGAGTGCTCAGATTGATGCTACGGGTCTCGTTAAGTCTCCTGAACAGGTTGCTAAGGAACAGCAGGCAATGATGGAACAGTATGCTGCCCAGCAGGGTATTGATGCTCAGGCTCAGATGGCAGTAGATAACAACAAAGCTCAACAGGAACAGGGGGTGTAACAGGTGAGCGAAGAAACAACAAACTTGAATAGTGATGGTCTTAGTGTCGACAATGGTGTCGATATTATGATCTCAGGTACTCAGCAGCTTACCCTTGATGGTGATGATACCTCAGGAATGCTTAAGGAAGGCGGTGAGATTGCTCCAGCTCCTGAAGGTGAGCCTGAGGGTGAACCGCAGGGTGAACCTCAGGTTGAACCTCAGGCAGAACCTGAGGGTGATCTTAATGTAAAGATTGATAAGCACACGAAAACCTTAGATGTTCTTGGTAAGGATCTTAAGGCTAAGGGTGTTGACTTCAATCAGGCCATTAAGGAATACAATGAGTACGGTGCCTTGTCTAGTAAGACTATGGCTGACCTTGCTCAGGCAGGGTATCCTGCAGAGGTCATTGAGGGTTTCATTGAATCACGACAGAACCTTGAGAGTGAGTTCACTAATGCTGTCTATACCTCGGCAGGCGGAGAACAGGCGTACAACAAGGTCATTGAGTGGGCACAAGGTAACCTCTCTCCTAAGGTACTGAACTCCTTTAATCGAGCTATTGACAATAACAATCTTGAAGCTGTAACCCTGATGTTTGAGGGTATGAAAGCTAAGATGGTTGCTAAGCAAGGAACACGTAATCCTACTATTATGGGTGGTGGGGTTACTACGGGTGGCTATAAGGGCTTCTCAAGTAAGCAGGAAGTAGTGGAGGCTATGAGTGACCCCCGCTATGGTGCTGACCCCAGTTACACTAGAGCTATCGAAATGAAGATGTACTATACTCAGGTGTAACGTACCCATAATAAAAACATTTCCTAATAACAATAATATAACTACAATAAGAATATAATAAAATGGCTGCGTTAACCGCTAATTCTATTTCTAATCCTGGTCAGAATCTGAGCGCTGGTGAGCGTGATGAGCTGTTCATGAAGATCTTCTCTGGTGAAGTCCTCACGGCTTTCACGAGAACGTCTGTCATGATGGACAAGCAGATTGTTCGTACTATTCCGCACGGCCGTAGTGCCTCGTTTGCTGTCATGGGTCGTACCCACGCCAAGTATCTTACCCCGGGTAGCTCCTTAGATGATCAGCGTAAGAAGATGGAGAACACGGAGCGAGTGATTGCTATCGATGGTCTCCTCACGGCTGATGCTCTTATCACGGATATCGATGATGCAATGAATCACTATGATGTCCGTACGGAATACTCGAAGCAGCTTGGTGAAGCTCTTGCTCAGGCTTTCGACTGTGCCTCTATCAATGAACTTGCTAACACGGGTGCTAAGACTGCCACGGGTATGCCTGAGAACATCCCTGATAATACTACTCTTGAAAATCCGGGTACGGGCAAGGCATTTGAGTATGTTACGGGTAAGGATGAAGCTACGACTGTGGAGTATGGCAACATCCTCCTGCAGGGTCTGATTGATGCCCGTGCTCAGTTTACGAAGAATTGGGTTCCGGCAGGTGACCGTTATTTCCTTGTCTCCCCCGAAGGTTATTCGGCTATCTGCCGTGCCCTTATGCCGGATGCTGCTAACTTTGCTGCTATCTTTGATCCGAATTCG